GTTAAATCCTCTGTCATATAAATACTTTTTAACTAAATTAGCAATAACTGAAGTTTGCGAAGCGGAATAAAGTGGTTGGTATTCTTTCGGTAGCTCTATAATAGATAGCTGTTTATAATCTATTTGTGCTCCTTTTGGTAAGTACTTTAATATCTCTGCAGCTTCTTCTCTAGGTGTTCTTAATTGTTTAAGTAACGAACGTATGGTTCTACCTTTCGTTTGACATACCCAGCATTCCCAAGGGTTTTGTCCTTGGTCATTAGTAGCCATATTTATTTCCAATTTCTTTTTTCTGTGATTACAAAAAGGACAATGGAAGGCGTAATTATCTCTTGCTTTTCTTGAACTCTTACCTAATATATTTTCAATAGAGCCAAGTAGAAATGTATAATCCATACAGTTTATCCGTAACTATTTTATATAATATAAGAAAAATTAGTCTAAATATCAACTAATTTTAGATGATTTTTTTGATTTACCATCACATTTGAAGGTCTTATATCTAATTCATCTGGGTCGATCCCTAGTCTTTCTGCTTCTTTTTCAGTTGCTTCTATCCACTCTTCAGGTATTTCTCCTTTAAACTCTCCTAATACTTCCATTTGTATTATTCCTAGTTTTTCATTAATTTCCTCTACATCATATATGTAAGCAAAGTTATTTGTCTTTTTACCTTTTAGTACTGTAGCGTGTTCTATTTCTATAGAATCTGTAGTAACTTTATAAACTCTTCCATTAAGTAAGTATGCTGATCCGTAATCTCCAGAACCTAAATATTTACCGCCTTGATCCTTTACTCTTTCTACTTCTCTCTCAAAATCTGGATCATAATAAAGAATTTCTCCTAATATTACATGCGACAGTCTCATGGTTTATAAATTGAAATGAAATTTTATCTTTGGAAAGTAATCTCTTTCTCCTATTTCTCTTTCGTAATAGTTAGTAGATTGATCCTCTATAACATCATATCCATTTGATGCAACTATATCTTTTGCTTTTTTAAAATCGTCTTCAGGTAAATCATCTCTAAAGAAGAACGTTACTGAGCCAAAACCTTTTCCTAATCTTGGATCATTTGCTGCTCTATTTTGATCATAAGCAGACATATACACAGAAACTCTATATGGTTGACTTAATTGAGTAGCTAATTCTTGTTCAAGTTTTTTTTGCTCGACTTTAAATTCACCGTATTCGTTTAATAAAATATTTGATAGTTTCATCTTTTTTCTATTTTAAGAGTTAAATCACCTGTTCCTTTTATTAATCGATGATATACTCCCTTTGGTATAAATAGCTCAGACTCCTGTAAAGAAACGGGTAGTTCATTATCAAATTGGAATTGCCAGTCTGTTTTGTGTAGTGATTTTATATACCTATCTTCTCGATCTCTATGCCATACAAACTCTTCTTCGTCAGTATGTTGATCGAAATACCTTATATTACCGTCATCTATATACGGTCTACCAGTATCCTGAAAAGTTTCTTTTTCCACCTAATGATTTCCAATAACGTCCAATATTACAAGCCCAGTAACCTGGTTTTGTTTTATCTTTTTTCTGTGCACATTTGTGACGTGCAGCAAATGATGCTCTAGCTCCAGGCTCATCTATCTTTACGTTTAGACCTGTTGTGCCTCCGAAAGATACTTTAACAACATTACCTTTTTTGTTTTTTGTATATACAACAAACTTTTTTGAACCTCCTCTTTTAGGTTTATTAAGTTTCACCTCTTTACCCCTATATTCAGCTTCATCTAACTCATTTCCTTTTTTATATCCATCCATATTAGCTTTAGATATTTCTTCACCTCTTTCCTCTTTTAACATTGGTAGGTCTAAAGGCACTTTAATTCCCTCATAAACTCCATATAATCCAATATCAGTTCCTTCTATCAGTTGTACATCTTCTTCGTTAAGCTGTATATAACCGTCTCTCCAAGCTTCTCTTGCCTCAGCAAATAGTTGTATAAAGCTTTCGCTAGAATAACGGTAGACATTCTCATGTAAGGTAAGATCATTGTCTAAATGATACTGTAATGATGGAAGTCCTATAATATTTTTTATTTGTAACATTTTTATGGTCTTAAGTACTTATTAATTTTTTTCATTGCTTCATCTGCAGAAATATAACCTCCTATCCAGTTATTATGTATATAGTACATAACATCTTCTACATCAAAGTTACTACCTACTCTAATACCGACATCTATAGCCTTTTCTAGATCTTCATTCGGTTCAGATAAACTAATACCTTCTTTTAGTATTATATCAGTAAGTTTCATATTAAGCGCTTTTAGCATTTCTTTCTTGCCACTCTAAAGATATTGAATCTTCATCTATTGGACCACCTTTTGCCCAAGTTCTACAACTTCTAGCTGAGTGACATTTAAAATGATGCATCCAGCAGTAACCTAATCTTCCATCTTCATCTGAAGTTACTCCAGGCATACATTCATCCATCCTTGGAGATATATCAAAAGCTACACAATTATTACATTTAGAAGCTAATGCTGCTTCTACGTCAGTATTCCAATAATCTGCAATATCTTTCCAAAAGCTTCCTGGTTTATCTACATTAAGAGGTCCGTATTGAATATGTTCAGCTTTTATAGCTGAATCTCTATTTTTAGTATTCAACATTAAGTCTTGAGTTGCTGCAGGACAAGAATCGTTATTTTCTTTTAATATAATATCTCTTAATTTCATTTTATGAAGTCTTTTCTATAAAATTTTCCTAAAACGTTATCGTTTATATAAACGTCTTCTTGTTCTAGGACTTCATTTATAAATAGGTATTTACATTCAAAATAAGTTAAAAGTTTTTTATTAGGAACGAAACAAAGAATTTTTCTTTCGAAATCAAGAGGTGTGCCTTCTTTAACAAATTTTAAAATATCTTTATGAGAACCGTAATAATCTTTCCAGTCAGATTCGGTGATAACTTTTTGTTTCAAAGGTACTCTTCCTCCTATTCCTTTAGCTTTTCTTTCTTCTTTTAATGCTTCTAAAGCTCTTTTACCTAACCTTTTATTACGTTCAAAGAATAAAACCTTTTTACCAATATACTTTTTGCCTGTAGGTTGATGCTTAGTTTCGTAGATAAACCCGTACGTACCTTCAGGCATATCGGATATATCTGTCACGTATTTACCGTTGTATTTCCAACCGGGAACTGTTACCATAACTTATAATATAAGAATATTAAATTAGAATAACAACTATTATGTACCTACAAACATTATAAATGCTAGTACGTAATAAGATGGTATATGAGAATCTGAAGAGATGGTATGATTATGAGAAGCTCCTCCTCCTTCATTATTAGTTCCCATGTTTCTATAGTAGATGTATCTGTTATCGTTATCACTATCACCGCTTCCTTTAAATCTATTACTTCCACTTCCTACAAAATCAGCTCCATCAATAGTACCGCCACTATTACTTACACCAGGATCATTTATTTCCATAAAGTAACTATCCTTATAAGTATGACCATGTGCAGGTATTTGACTTGTAGATAACGTAGTGGCTCCTACTGTACCTCCGTGAGTGTGTGTAGTATCTCCTCCAGATGCTACAGCTCCACCTCCTTCTAACGTACTTGTTGGAGTTCCACTATTATTATTAGCACCAAGTATAAATTTATTTCTTAGATCTGGTGTTTGTACTGAGTTAGATGTTTGTCCATTACATAACGCAAAACCTGCTGGTAAGCTTGCAACATTACCAGACCACATAATTATCCCTCCTACTGGTATAGGAGCAGCATTTACTTGTGAAACTACCTGACTAGCTGATACTACTAAGAAATCGTAATCGGTTGCTGTACCTGCGGTAGGTACTGTATTGATAGTAACTGAACCGCTTAATACAGCGCTTTTACTTACGTAAAGATGATTACTACCAGATAGATTACCTCCTGCTTTGATAGCTCCGCTAGTTTCTACGCTTGAACCAGACATTGCTCCAGCTACATGAAGTTTATTAGATCCTGCTACAGTATGAGTACCGATACCTACTTGACCATTTGCTTTAAACATCGCTACAACACTATTATAACTTGCATTATAATTAGAACTTGTAGGAGGTCCAGAAAGTATAGAGAAGGTTTGACTAGCTCCTTGAGATAACGCTGAAGACTGTAAGCCAACTATTACATGACCTCTATCAGGTCCATCTAAAACTACACCTCTTGAATTTCCTGCATTTCCCATATGTGTTGTAAACGGTACTGTTGTTGCACTAGAATCAACACTTCTAATTCTAAACATTCTGTTTATATTACCTCCGTTACCGTCTATTACTAAAGAACCAGAAAGGTTCATATCTCCGTAAGCTATACTAGCAGCTCTAGCAGATATTTTACCTGTGCGGTAAAACTGCATAATTGGAGAAGATTTAAAAGCTTTAACTATAAAAGAAATACCTGATTCATCAATATTAGAAGCTGCGGTTGATTCATTTTCTATTTTTATTCCTGCATCTTCAGGATCTAGATAAAAACTACCACTAAAATCGGTCGAACCACTATCAAAGTTTAACTTTAATCTTGGTAAATAATTAACCACGTTACTTTCAATTCTTATATTACCTCCTAATACGGCTAATCTTTCGTTACTTTCAATTATAGATTGACCGATACTAACTGCAGTACCGTTCCATGTTAAGTCTGCACTACCTCCAAAAGCTGAAGAGTTATTAAACTGTATCTGTGTGTTTTGACCTGCTGCAGTTACGTTAGAACCGGTATAAGGATTCAAAGGTATCTGTACTGAACTTGCTGCTACACCTAAGTTACTGCTTCCTGTATAATGCAGGTTTAAAAACTGCTGATTAGAAGTTATAGATGCAGAATAAAAAACAGATACAAAGTTAGTATCTAATTCATTGTATGTTAATTGAGTACCTTTATTTGCTCTTAAAGTTATAGCCATGATTACATATCTAGTTTTACTACTACCGACATTTCTGTATTATCAGAAACCGGTACGGGTTGTGCCATTTTAGCAACAGCAATTAATTCATTTGTATCGTTATATAAACCTACTGTTGTAAAGTAAGGTTGAAATTCACTCCCTGTTAAATTACCTGCTAGAGAACCGGAGTTATCAGTTGTAGCAGAAGGGTTTTGAGTAAAATTAAAATCACTTTCTTTTACAGTACAGTGGTAGTTATATGTATAAATAGGGTGAGAAGATTTCCAAGTTAAACTACCGCTGAAATAATTAGCATAATAGTTAGCTACTGTTGGTGTAGTAATTAATATCAATCCATGAGAATATATTATGTTACCTACAACTCTTCTCTGATCTTTGCTTATGAAAGAACCGCTTAAAAGTAGGTTACCGTTACCGTCATCCATTAATGTAGTAGAGTAACTACCTGCATTAGATATACTGTCACTTATAAATTCGTCATTAGTACTATTATAGTAACTATTAATATAGTTTTCAGCAGCTGTAATATTTCCTGAAAAGCTACTATTACCTCCGTAACTTTCATTTAATTCTTCTTCATAATCATCCGTAACATAAGAACCAGTTACGTAGTTTCCTGTAGCTCCAGCATCTGGATTGATTGTTACGCTTCCAGGCTTAATTCCTGTACCTATCAAATTTCTTGGTATTGATATTACTGTTACTCTATCAAAAAGTCTTCTTTGTTGAGATGTATAAGAGCTCTGTAAAAAATTATCTGCTGCAGATCCTGAAAGATCAAATGAAGATGTAGTAGGTTCTCCTAACTCATTGAAACCTGAATAATATAAATGTTTAATACTATTGTAGACTAAATCTTGATAATGAGCAAAATTAGTCCCTGCTAAACGCTGTATACTACCTGTAGGATTGAAAGGGTTAGAGCCTGATACTCCAACATATGTTTCGATACCTAATTCTGTATGTTGGCTAGCGCTTACTTCGAAGTGCTTATAAGCTACATAAGTTGTAAGATATGAATCTTGTTTGTTTAATTTCTTGTAAGCACTCATTCATTAATAATCAAGCTTAATTCTAATTAACGCCTCTTTAGTAAAATCTTTAAGAAGAGGTTTAGATAATTTAGCTACACCTAATAGGTCGTTTGCATCATTATATAGACCAACAGTTGTAATATAAGCTTGAGGATTATTAACCATTGAATTATGTCTTAATTCTCCTGAACCTGAAATATTAGAAGGGTTATTAGAATAATTAAATTCACTATTTCTAACTCTAACAAAAACGTAATTTGAGGATACTGTCTCTTCAGCATTTACTTTGAAACTCTGACCGTTATTTATTAAGTTATAAAGTAACATATTATTATCTCCATTAGTAGCTCCTGAACCTGTGTTGATGCCAAATAATGTATTAGTAAAGTCAGCGTTTATAGCAGAAGCATTTAAAATAGCTAAACCAATATCTGGAAATAATTTACCATATGAACCATTAGTAGCAGTAATACCTGTTCCACCGTCATGTGATACTCCGTTAGAACCTGATATGATTTCATATACTCTACCTGCATCGGTAAAAGTTACTGTAGAAATCATTCCGCTATTGTCAGTTAAGTTTCTAGTAGTAGAACCTGATTTTAATGCTAAATTAAAAGTACCTGGTAGTAATTTTTCTTTATATCTTGCTCTATCTAAAGATATTGCAAAGATACCTTTTGAAGAAGCAACTCCTTGAAAGTTAAAGTCTAAATCTTCATCTCCTAATACTAAAGATCTATACTGACCATATACTGCTGAAGAAGGTGATTTACCGGTAACGTTTGAATTGAAGTCGGTTGCTCCAAAACCATCTTTATTACCATATGCTACTGAAAACTGAACTGCTGCATTAGTTAATGTAGAACCTGTTTGAAATACATTTAAATAATAATCTCCACTAGTAGATGAATCTTGTGTTGATGAAGTAAAAAAAGTTGTCAATTCGTAGTTGCCTGTAGACCATACGGTAGATGATATAGCGTCTGCGCTTACTACAATATCTTCGGTATCAAATTGTTTAAATGACATATCTTATTAAGTTGTTTTAGTTATAGTTAAAGGAATAGTAATTCTAGCACCACTATCTCTACCAATTAGTGTAATCGTACTAGATAAGCTAGAATTTGATCCAAATAACGTATTTATTGTTGTTCCTGTTAAATTTATAGATGTACCTACAACAGTTTTAGATACATTTGTTCCTAAAGTAGAAGCAGCATTTAATCTTTCTGCTTCTGAAGTATTAATACCTACACCAGAGAAGTTAGATAATAGTCTTACATCTGCTACTGTGGCAGTATATCCGCTAGATTCGAAAGCTTGAGCTGCTCCTAAGTAGTTCAATGTTTGAGGTGTAATGGTTAATGCTGCACCTTGTTTAAGAGTTATAGATGCAAACCCTGCTTCTAATACAGGTAGTTTTGCAGTACCTCTAGGTAAGGTTGCTAATTTATATTTCATTATTTGCGTTTCATCAGCAAAAGCTTCTAAAAGAGGCATATTTTCTATAGCTTCTCCATAAAAAGCAGAACCTGAAGGATGAGTAGTATTGTATAGAGTATAATCTATTTCATCATCTCCAAGTGCAAATTGTGTAATTCTGAAAGAGCCATCTCCTCTAGCGAGTAGCTCTCTTCCTTTTTTTGTTAAGATTGCGTCGACTGTTACAACGCCATTATTTAAGTATCCCATTTTCTAACTTTTATTTATTATAAATATATTGTTTTAATCTTTTCTTCTATAGTATTCCGTTTACTTGGTTTATTGTATAGCTGTTAAATATAAATCCTCTATCGTTTGTTTCTACTATAACCATATCATCAGGACTGTCTTTTACTTTTTGAGGGTTAATTACCATAACGCTATTCTGTAGTGGTACTACTCTATTTTTATCTATAACTATTATTCTATCACCCTGATTAATAAATAATTCTATAGAATCAGCATCTGTAGCTATAAAAGTAGATCCGCTTGCTACAGTTCCGTTAGGTCCTCTTCCTCTTTCGACTGTTAATCTTGCATGTCCTTTTGTTAATTGAATAACTTGTTTTACTAACATAGTTTCACTGACAGATTGAGAAGTATAGCTAATTAAGTCCCCTGGTTCAGCTCGTAGACCGTATGCTTGATTATTTATGTCAAATACTGTATCGGTTGGTCCGTCTAGAATATTAGCACCTGCTATTTTAAATTTACCTATAGCTCCTACTTTAGAACTAGGTATATCTCTAAGACCGGCAAAAAATACATCCTCGAAAAATCTTTCATATTCAGCTCTCAAACCATCAGAACCAGATACACCACTTAGTAAGTTTCTCATATTAGACCATGAACGTCCATAGGCACTATTTGGTGAATCGTTAGAAGAACTTATAGCTCCTTCAGTTAACGGAAGTATTGAAATAGGTTTAGCTGTTAATGCAGGTTCGATACCTCCAAAATCTCTTCCGTCAGTTTTAGAGCCGTTATATCTAGCATTAGCAAAACCTGTAGCTGTGTAGTTAGAATCTTGTACTTCAGCTTTTGGAGCATAAGGTACCGGTACATTACTACCGCTTGGTGCATAGTTTATAGTTAAGTATTCTTGGGTTTTATCAACTCTTACAAGGTCAGGTTGAATATAAAACTTTTTTAATGGACTACCTACTATACTTTGAAAGCTGGTTTCTAGTCTTACGTAAAAATTAGTATCATTAGTACCGCCGGCAGATGACGTAGCTGCACTACCCGAAGGTATATTAACTAAGAATGGTTTAGTAGTAAAGTCAGTATAGCCTTTCGTATTAATAGTTTCATTAAACTCAGCTGTAAATATTGTCTGTAAAGAAGTGTCAGGGAGAACAAATTCTGGTTCAGAATTCACTCTTATTGACATACTTACTGCTACACTACCTGAAGGATTAGTTCCTTTAGAAATAGCGTTGTCAAGATTTCCTAATGCTCTATCAACTGCATGTTTGGGTATAAATACAGTTATATCGTTATCGTTTCTAAAAGGTATAGCTGAACCAGTAAAGCTACCACCTGCTACTAAAGATGTAGATATAAACCTATCATCATTACTAACATTACTTAGTCTTACATCAATCCCTGTTGCTGCTTCAAAATTTTTAGGAGTTACATTACCAGCGCTTTTATCTAAATCGCTTTTATCTGTAGACTGTCTAATACCGCTTGCATTACTTATAAGAGGGTTATAATCATTATTACCAAAGTCAGTTGTAATGAAAGGAGTAAAGGTAACTTCTGAATTTATACTTTCAGATACAGTAGCAAAAGGTAAGTCTACATTATCTACAAAAAAGTAACCTGCTTTTTGTACTACGCTTAATGCTGTAAAAGTTCTATGTCCTCCGGAACCAGTAACCAGTAACCTTATATCTTGTAATTGTCTTAACGTAGGTACTACATCAATTGCATTTTTAGAACTATTACTAACAGTTAAAGCTCTTACTGTTTTAGTATTATCGATTTCAGTTTTGAAAAACGCACGTATTTCTCCTGATGCTGGGGCTGTATTTGAAAATTGAAATAAATTTGGCATTTTGCTTTATTATAAATATTTTACTTATTATTATGTGATAATATTCCGTTTGATATGTATGTATGAGTTTTTTCAGTAGTTAGTTTAACTACAGTTCCTTCTTCATATACTTCAGCACTTACTATCTTACTATTTGAAACAACATCTCCTATATTCAGATATTGAACAGCGATATATCTTCTGCTAGCGTCATCAAATATTCTATGATCTGCTGTACATATTAAATGATTTCCGTTTTCTAATACTATTTTTACTCTTGGAGCATTATGTATAGTTTCTGTTTTTATTACTATATCCTCTAAAAGTTCATGTGTAACTTCATGATAACTTCTAATTACATCGCCTACTTTAATGTCTTTTACAGGTTTAGTTGTACCAGTTTTCATTAATATTTCAGTTTCCGGAGCTACACAAGTTGCAGTCTGGGTTAGTGTTGCAGTTGTAGAAAAGTTTGGTATGGCATTAAATATATAAGTATAGTTATCTTGTGTGTTAGTTTTTCTTAAATCATAAAATACACTTCTATTAGCTCCTGTGCTGTTTTGACCAACATTTACACTTAAAACGGTATTACCAACACCTACAGAATTTACATTATTAGGATAAGTTTCACTTGTGTTTTGATATGCCCAACTTTGAGGTGATGATTCACTAACAATATATGTAGAATTAGCATTTCTACTGTCTACTCTAAAAATAAACGAATGAGTAGTAGAACCAGGACCTACTGTGACTACATTTTCTGAACTTGTAGCAGCATTATAAAAATTAAATATATATGGTTCGTAAGTAACTGAAGCTGTATGATAAGATGCTCCTTGATTACCAAACTGATCTGTCAAAATAGTATATGCATAAACTGTATTACCTACGGTAGTGTTAGGAAAATTATTACCTGAACCTGTATTAGATACCTGGAAATTAGTTGTTCCAAAAGCTGAGTTATCATCGTATAGTAGAACACTTGCAGTTCCAGCTGGTACAGTCATAGAATTAACATTTACGGTATTAGTAACCGGAGATGCCCCTGCGTGACTACCATCAAAAGTAACCGCTATTGTACCTTCAAAAGAAGGAGGGTAGTGTACGATAGCTTTGTATCTTGCTGTATAGTTAACAGACTGTGTTTGAAAATTCAATTGTCCTGCTTCTGCTATACCAAATCTTGTTGTATACCCAGAAGGTATACTTGTCAATTTAGGAATAGTTAATCCGTAGTAACCATTATTACCTCCTGTATCAGTTGCAGTAGCAGCATTACCTAAATTACCTCCTAAGTCTCTTAGTCTTAAATCTAAAGTAATATCTTCAGCATTATCTAATGAAGTTAAATCCATAGTAAAAGATATATCTGTTTGATTCTGACCTAATGAAGCTGTAAATATAACAGTATTACTAGACTGATCAGAAGCTGAAGCTATTAATAGTGTGTTACCTTCTAATAATATCGCTTCTATAGGTACTGAACTTACGTTACTAGCGTTGACTGAACTTGCTCTAAATGCTGCGGTATAACCTGAAGGTGCAGTTACATCAACAGCAGAACAAGAAACTATATTATAAAGAGTACCGTTTGATTGAGATACAGATGCAACGTACGCAGTATATTGGGTACCATTTTGAATGTAGTAAGATATAAAATCATTATTTTCAACCGAAGTAACAGCGTTAGATCCGTTAATATCTCTATACATTCTATCTCCTGCTACCGGATGAATATTACTACCATCATGGTAAAACGTTCTAGTATCATTTAACGTTATAAGGTTACAAGCTGATGCTGTTGTTGAATATTCAGCAGGATCAAGACCTCCACCATCTACACCGGCTGGTGAAGCATCATTAGATACTAACATAGGATTTAATAAATCAGCAGTAGATTGAGATACAGCTGTAATATCAAATAGAGTACGGGTATTAGCAGGTTTTTTGAATGGATTTGGTTTATTTAACTCACCGTCAGAGATCAGTAATACGCTACCGCTTAACTCACCATTTATTTTTGGAGATTCATCTCCTATATTTTTACCTACTGAACCACTTTTAGTACTTATATTTTCATGATAAAAAGTTGTATCGTTAATTCTACTGTATGATTTTAAGTTATCTTGCCCACCAGAGAATGCAGGTATTTGGTAATTAGGATTCAAAATTCCATTTGTATAAGCAGTTGTATTAACAGTTACTGGGGTATTACCTTTTGTACCGGCATTTCTTTGCATTAGAATTACAGTATCATTTGCTACTACGGTTGTAGCTATAGAAGCAGTTATTCCACTAACTGTACTTTCACCAAATGCACCAGATTGAGTAATAGCATTAAAAAAGTTTTGTGCTCTTTTTTCTGCTGTATTACCTGTTGTCCCTGTAGTATGAAAGTTTACTCCTCCCCCGAATCCTCCTCCTGAAGAATTACCGTGGAAGTTAACTGGAACTGCATTACCTGAAGAGTTTGATCCGGTAAAGCTGAATAGGTTTTGAAGTACTGCTCCAGAACCTGTTTGAAATACTACTCTTGTTGAGGCAGTAACCGGTGTGTTCATAACATAGCCTGCTAACGATGTAAAATACCTATGTCTTTCTTTATTTATACCGTAGTTAGAACCAGTAGTTGTAAAAGCTGCTACTAATACATCAGTCGGTCTT